AGATACCGTCAGCAAGCAGTTCCGCAACGGTATGATGGGTACAGGCGTCCTTGGTTTCGAAGAAATCAATATGTCGCAGTCCATCAAGCAGTTCACCACGGGTTCGCGTACCGCCACGGGCGGCACGACCTCGGCTGCAATCACGACTGAAGGTGCTACCACCATCGCCATTACTGGCGCTGGCGCATCGGCCACCATCAAGGCTGGCGATGTGTTCACGGTTGCTGACTGCTTCGCAGTCAACCCGCAGACCCGTGAAAGCACTGGTTCGCTGTTCCAGTTCGTTGCGCTGGCTGATGTCTCGCTCAACGGTTCTGGTGCAGGCAACGTCACTGTTGCTGCGATCTACTCGGCTACTCAGGCTCTGGCTACGGTTAACACTCTGCCGCAGAACAGCAAGGCAATCGTGTTCGTTGGTGCTGCTTCCACGCAGTATGCCCAGAACCTCGTTTACCACAAGGACGCCATCACCTTCGCAACCGCCGACCTTCTCATGCCAAACGGCGTGGATATGGCCTCGCGTCAGGTGCATAACGGCATCTCGCTCCGCGTTGTTCGTCAGTACGACATCAACAACGACCGCCTGCCTTGCCGTATCGACGTTCTGTATGGCTACAGCACGATCCGTCCGCAGATGGCTTGCCGTCTCTGGGGTTAACCTAAACTCGGCCCCCAGATGACTGGGGGCCGTTATTCTACAGGAGAATTATCATGGCTCTTCCTAATGGTGCTGGTGGCTACCAGTTTTCTGATGGCAACGTCAACGAAGTCGTCTTTACGATTTCGGCTATCCCGACCGCGTACACAGCAGCCGCAACGCTGACCACAAACGATCTGGCCGGTGGCCTCGTCGTTTACACGTCGAGCAGCACAGCTAACCTTACGCTTCCGACCGCTGCCATTACGGACGCCGCATTTAGCAGCGCCCGCGTTGGTTCGGCATTTGACATCGCGCTGGTTGCAACCAGCACGGGCGTTCCGACGATTGTGGTCGGCACGGGTTGGACGCTGGTTGGTTCCGGCGCTGGTACGGCATCGCAGAGCGTTTCGTTCCGCGCTGTCAAGACCGGCGACGCAACGTACAACCTGTACCGCATCGCTGGCTAATGGGTCTGCCCCGGCTTCGGCTGGGGCAACCTTTTCAGGAGTAATATCATGGGTAACACCAAGTCCATTGGCGTAGCGTTCCTCGACCAAGACATCATCGGTTCGCAGTACATTCTGTCCGATGAACAGTTTGGCTACACGACCGCTGCTCAAGGCGTAGTCACGCAGGCGACCAGCAAGTCCACTTCGGTCACGTTGAACAAGTCGGCTGGCCGGATTTCGATGAACAACGCCTCGCTGGCGGCAAACACCGCCGTGACGTTCACACTGAACAACAACCTTATCAGCGCCAACGACATCGTAATCACCAATATTTCTGGGGCGGTTACAGGTTCGCCTACCGCAGGGGCGTACACAACTTACGTGTCGAGCATGACCACGGGTTCGGCAGCCATTACGCTTCGCAATCTTACCGCAAGCCCATTGGCCGAAGATGTGATTATCAACTTTGCGTTGATCCACTGTCAGTAATTAATCTGGGCGGCTTTCGGGCCGTCCATTTTATGTGTATACCGAATGCAGAAAGGCTAACTCAATGACATCTGCTGGCGACATCATCAACGGATCATTGAGGCTTCTGGGTGTATTGGCTGAAGGCGAAGTTCCTTCCGCAGAAACGTCGCAAGACGCGTTGAGCGCCATGAACCAGATGATTGACAGCTGGAACACTGAACGGCTGTCCATATTCTCCACGCAGGATCAGGTGTTCATTTGGCCCGCAGGCCAGATCAACCGCACCCTTGGACCCAGCGGCGACTTCGTTGGCAACCGTCCGATCTTGCTGGACGACAGCACCTATTTCCGCGACCCTAGCACAAACGTTAGCTACGGCATCAAGATTATTAACCAGCAGCAGTATGATGGCATCGCGGTCAAGACCGTCACGTCCACGTACCCGCAGGTCATCTGGATCAATATGTCGTATCCCGACATTGATATGTATGTCTATCCGGTCCCATTGCGCGCGCTGGAATGGCATTTCATCTCTGTTGAAGAACTGACGCAGCCTGCAACACTGGCGACCACGCTATCATTTCCGCCGGGCTATCTTCGTGCGTTCCGCTATAATCTGGCGTGTGAATTTGCGCCGGAGTTTGGTGTTGAGCCAAGCCCGCAAGTGTCGCGCATTGCTATGACATCTAAGCGCAACCTGAAGCGCATCAATAATCCCGGTGATATTATGGCTATGCCGTATAGCATTGTTGCGACCCGTCAGCGGTACAACATCTTCGCGGGTAACTACTAATGACGCGGCGCACTGTGCCAGATACGTTTGGCTTCTACATATGCAGCTTCAGCGGCTTCCGCAGTATCGAACAAACCCAAATTTTTCGCTACGCCCCGCGTACATATGCGCGCCTCAAATCCGTTTTTTCGTTGGGTTACGCCAAGACGACCCGTGCGGTTTCTACCGTGCGCGGCAACTTGGTTTTGAATGTTTTCAGCCGTCGTAACATCACGCAAATTTTCCAGTCGGTTATCATCGCGGTTCCCGTTTATATGGTCCATGTCATTTTTCGGCCACTCGCCTTTTGCGTAAAGCCAAATAAGGCGGTGCGCGCGATAACGCTGACCGTCGATCCGAATGACGCGGTAGCCACAATCGTTTATGGTCCCTGCAACGCTGCCAACCACTATTCGACGATTAGTTTTGATGCGCCAGCGCAAAACGCCGGTTGCCAAATCGCAGATAAGCAATTCGTTAAGGCGGTCACGGGTAAGCATATGCATTCTCCTATGATGCTTTCATATTTCGTTAATCAATTTACGTCAATGGTGAAAGCACCATGAAAACGCCAATATTGGGCAGCGCCTATGTCGCTCGTAGCGTCAACGCCGCCGACAACCGTATGGTCAATCTGTTTCCTGAAGTTGTGCCGGAGGCTGGTAAAGAGCCTGCGTTCCTTCAGCGCGCGCCGGGCCTTAAATTCTTGCAGACCGTTGGCACAGGCCCCATCCGTGGGCTATGGGCGCACCAGACCAACGGCAGCGATTTCTATGTCGTGTCGGGCAACCAATTCTTTAAACTGACCGGCCTCACAGCCACGCCTACGCTCATCGGCACCGTGGCTGGCACAGGCCCTGTGTCCATCGCGGACAACGGGACGCAGATATTTATCGCGGCCAATCCTTACGGCTATATCTACAACGAAGTTACGAATATGTTTGGCCCGATCACGGACCCAGACTTTGCCGGGGCGGTTACGGTATCATATCTTGACGGCTACTTTGTGTTCAACGAGCCTAATAGCCAGAAAATCTGGGTTACGCAGTTGCTTGACGGCACCAGCATTGACCCACTGGACTTCGCCAGCGCTGAAGGTTCACCAGACGGCGTCGTCGCTGTCCTGACCGATCACCGCGAACTGTGGGTGTTTGGCACAGACACGACAGAGGTCTGGTACAACGCAGGACAGATCGACTTCCCGCTAGTCCGCATCCAAGGCGCGTTCAACGAACTTGGCTGTGCAGCGCCATATTCCGTCGCCAAGATGGACAACCAGATTTACTGGCTCGGCAAGGACGCTCGTGGTCAGGGTATGGTTTACCGTGCAGCAGGCTACGTCGGCCAGCGCATCTCGACCCACGCCATCGAATGGCAGCTTCAGGAATACTCGAACATCTCTGACGCGACGGGCTATACTTACCAGCAGGACGGCCATAGCTTCTACGTGCTGAACTTCCCTAGCGCCAACACAACGTGGGTGTATGACGTGGCGACCGGCGCTTGGCACGAGCGCGCGGCGTTTTCAAATGGCGTATTTGACCGACACCGCGCCGACAATATGTGCAACTTTGAAGGCAATATCGTTGTCGGTGACTATCAGAACGGCAACATCTACACGTTTGACCTGACCGTGTACGCCGACAACGGTCAGCCCCAGAAGTGGCTGCGGTCGTGGCGGGCGCTGCCGACCGGCCAGAACAACTTACGCCGTACAATGCAGCACAATCTTCAACTTGACTGCGAGACGGGCGTCGGTCTTGCCACAGGACAAGGCGATAATCCGCGCGCAATGCTACGCTTTTCTGATGACGGCGGTCACACATGGTCGAACGAACATTGGAAGTCGATGGGTCCTATCGGTAGGTTTGGCAAACGCACAATCTGGCGGCGCTTGGGTACGACGGTAAAAATTCGTGACCGCGTTTACGAAGTGTCGGGGACAGACCCAGTACGCGTCTACATCATGGGCGCAGAACTTCTGTTGTCTGGAACGAACGCCTAATGGCAACGGTTCCTTCTAATCCGACGCAGCTTACGCCGCCTCGCGTTGCGCTTATCGACGAGCGCAGCGGAGCGATTAGTCGTGAATGGTATCGGTTTTTTCTATCACTTTTGACTGCAACACAATCGTCGCAGGAAACGGCTGATTTAAGCCCGGAAACAAACGCGATATTAACGTCTTATGATGCTATGGCTATTAAACTAGCCCAAGCAACAGAGACCCAGCCGCAAGGCGCGTCTGTTAATGATGTAACTGTCGTGCAGACGCAAACGCAAGACGTGGCAGTGTCAGTACCGCCGTCCGATCAAAGCTACTTGGGCGTCATGCAGACTTCGATACAAGACTTGGCGCTTGCACCCCGCGTAGAATTAGGTACAATTGCTACTAAAAATACAGGCGCGTCTGGGTCTTTTACCGCAGGCGCAGTTACTGTCACTGTGGTGGACGGCATCATTACCAAAATTGTTTAAGGATTGACCAATGGCTGTTTATATTAACAACATCATTCCGGCTAAGATTGCTGAAGCCGCGCAGACGACGCAGTACACGTCGGCTGGCGTCCAGACGATCATCGACAAGTTCACGGCCACGAACTACAGCGGTGCAGCAGCAACGATCAGCGTCAACCTCGTCTCGCCTGCGGGCAGCGCGGGCAACGACAACTTGATCGTCAAGACCAAGACGCTCCAGCCTGCGGAGACGTATACGTTCCCTGAACTGGTCGGCCATGTGCTGCCAGCCAGTGGCTTCATCTCCACTATCGCAGGTACGGCTACGTCCATCAACATCCGCGCGTCGGGCCGTCTGGTTAGCTAACGCAAACGGGGTAGCGCCCGCACAGTTTTGGGTGTATACATCCCGCGAAAAAGGATTTTTTATGGGTCTTCTTAGCGACGTATTAAAAGTTGGTGGATCGCTTGTCGGCGGTCTTCTTGGTGCGTCTTCTTCTAAAAAGGCCAGCAATTCTCAAGAGCAGTTAACCCGCGAAGGTTTGGCGCTTCAAGAGCGTATGTTCAATCGTCAGATTGACTTGCAAGAGCCATTTCGTCAAGGAGGCATGACCGCCCAAAATAAGATTTTGGAACTGCTGGGTATTGGTGGGGATGCCAACTCGGCAGAATACGGCAGCGCAGCTAAGGCGTTCGGCAATGATCAGTTCCAGCAAGACCCCGGCTACGCCTTTCGTCAGTCGGAGGGCATGAAGGCACTGGAGCGGTCGGCAGCAGCGCGCGGTAGTCTATTATCTGGTAGCGCTTTAAAGGGTATTCAGCGGTTTGGTCAGGACTTGGCAAGCCAAGAATATCAGAACGCTTTTAACCGTTATCAGATTGAACGCTCCGCGCGCCTTAACCCGCTTCAGTCAATGATGGGTTCTGGTCAGTCGGCGGCGAATACGTTGACGGGTGCTGCGGGCCAGTATGGGGCATCAGGCGCTAACACATTATCCAACATTGGCGACATCCGCGCGTCTGGGTATATGGGGTCGGCTAACGCGCTTAATAACGCATTAACTGGCGTCGGAGATTATTTTTCGGATAAAGACACACTTAATTCAATTCTGAAATCGCGTCTTCCCGGTCAGACAAACAGCGGTATTTAAGCGGAGATTGTAATGCCTTCCAATCCAAACATCGCACTCAGCTTTAAACAAACGCGACCCCGCAGCCCGTTGGACACCTACGCGCGCGCGCAGCAGATTGTTGCCAATTCAATGGCAGTTGATAAGACGCAGAATGAAGCTAATTCGCTGAATGCGCTGCGGGATTACGTTAAGAGCGGTGGAAAGTTGGACACGCCGGAAGCGATGGCTGCCGCGATTAAGGCAGGCGCAAACCCCAAAGAAGTGCGCGATTTAGCCAATCAAGGGTTTGAGTTTGCTAAAGAAGCGGCGGGTCAAAAAACTAATATTGAAAAAGAACTTTTTAACCGTTTGTCCACCGTTGACGCGGCGGCTGACGATCAGACTTGGACTAATTGGCTGGCCAATTGGAGCAACACGTCAGCGGAACATAAAGCAGACGCAGACGAACTTATGCGGATAACCGGCGGTAAATTTAATCGTAACATTGTCCGTGCTTTAATGGCTGGTTCAGAAGCCCACTATAATAAAAACGTCGCGGCTGCGCGTACTGACGTTCAGCTAGACGAACAAGGCAATCCGGCTGTTGTGTACAGCGGCGGTAGTGAGCCTTCGTACATTGTCCGCCCCAAAACATACAATTATAGCGACACGCCCGCACCGGCTGCTGCCGCACCACAGGGTCAAGCTGCGCCGATTGCAAACAATACGAATGGCGATAGATCGTCACGCCTTTCGGCGGATTTGGCAAGTCCTTTGCTAAACGTTAAGAACGATGCCGATTATCAAAACGCGCTTATGTTGATTAAGCGCGCCGACCCACAAGCTGCCGCGCAACTTAAACAGCTTATGCCGGTATTTAACCCCGCGATGATAGATGATATACGCGCGGCGGCACTGGCTGAGTTTAATACTGTTCCGCAGCCGTCTGCTGGCGGACGTGGCGGCATGGGTGGGCCATACGAAGCAGTTGACCAGATGCCGGTACGTGCGTCCAGCACACAAGACGGCACGGTATCTAACCTTGGGCCTCAAGGGCTAGTTGAGACAACGCCATTCCGCGCCCGCGTCCCAGCGCCACCGCAAGGCCCGCCGCCGCGTGAAACGGCTGCGGAAGTAGGTGCAAAAGAAGAAGCACGTCTGGCAGCGCAACGCAAATTCGCATTGATGCCGCAGCCGCCAAAACCAATGACACCACTGCAAGAAGCAAAACTGAGGGACAATATAACGACCGACTATAAGGCGGCAAAAGCCACTATTGACCAAATGACTAACCCAAAAACAGGTCTTACAGCGGCTGTTGACGCAGTCCGTAACTTGTCTCGCCCGCAAAAAATATCTTTAACTGGATATTCTAATTATCTTCCTTCATTTACTAGTGGAGCAAAAGCTGCCGACGTAGCATACGCTAATTTAGTCGGAAAAATTACCGAAATGGGTAAAACGATTGCCTCGCAAGGTGGGGCTATTGGCCCTATGGCTGTTCAAGAATGGGGTATCGTTCGCCAAATGGTCGCGGAAACGGACCCTGTAAAAATGGACCCCGACACGCTCGACAACCAACTTGAACTTATTAGGGCTACGGCTATTGGCGCGGCGCAGCGTATTAAAGACGCGTATGAAAACCAGTACATAGAAGAATTTGCGCGCTATCCCGGTCGTTTTCAATTAGGTAATTTAAGCGCAGCGCCTGCCGCTGCTCCAGCTAAATCTGGGCAAAAGTATCCAACTTTTACGCCAGAACAGGCTCGTAAGGCACCTAAAGGGACGCGGTATCGTACCACAGATGGTCGGATAATGGAGCGATAATGCCTACTGATCCTTACGCAGGGCTAGGTACGCCCGTATCTAAAAAACCAAGCCGCGATCCGTATATGGGTCTTGGCCGCGCAATTGCGCCTGACGAACCGCCGACGCGGTCGCTGTTAGACACGGGTGCAGAAGCGGTAGGTAACATACCGGCCAGCGCCATTCAGTTTGGCAAAGGACTGTACGAGGCTGTAGCGCATCCGGTTAAGACGGCTGGCAGTCTGCTAGACATCGCCGCAGGCGGGCTTGAGAACGCCGCAGGCGCGGTGCTTCCTAAGCCGGTCATGGACTTCATCAATAGTATGGAGGCTAATCCGGCTGCGGCTAAACGCGCCGTCGATACCGCTAATCAATTTGGCGGTCAGATGGCGGCGCGGTACGGATCATATGACCGCCTCAAGAACACAATTGCCACGGACCCTGTTGGTTTTGCGGTAGACTTTTCGTCGTTGCTGTCTGGCGGCGCGGGCATAGCCGGACGCGCAGGTAAGACAGGCGCGGCTGCTAAACTATCTCGCGCTGCGGAACTTACTAACCCCGTCAACGCGCTGGCACCAGCAGGCCGTGCCGCTCGTAAGGTTGTGACTAAAGCGCCATCTATAATCGCAGACTATATGTCACCTAAGTCAGCGGCGTATATGGCTGCGGCAGAAGGACGCGGCAACGATATTATTAACGCGATGCGTAACCCAGACGCGGTGATCGTGCCGGGTAGCAAGCCGACCGCCGCGCAAGCTGCATCGCCTGTTGGCGCGACGAAGTTCGCGTCTATGGGGGCGCAAGCCGAAAAGATTTTGCCAACCGAATATTTGGCCCGCGCAGGCGAAAACGAAGCCGCACGTCTTGCCAGCCTTCGGACAGTTGGCGGAACACCTGAAAACATCGCTGCTTTAAAGAAGGGCCGCGAACTAACCGGCAGACAGAATTACGGCGCGGTTGAAGGTCAGGTAGTCGCCGTAGACGATGCTTTCCGCGCGTTGACGCAGCGTCCGTCAATGGGGGCGGCGATGGCGCGCGCGGCTGAAATTTCGGCTGAACAGGGTGTACCATTTCAAATTGGCAGAGACATTCTTCCTAGTTCTATGGCGGGTATGGAAGTTGCTGGAAAGCCCGCGCAATTTACCGTGCAGAGCCTGCATAATTTAAAGACGGCGCTAGACGACATCATGAAAGACCCTGCGACGTTTGGCGTAGGCGCAAACGAAGCACGTCTGATGGGCAGTACTCGCAGCCAGTTAATTAATTGGATTGAAAACAAAGTGCCGGGCTATAAGTCCGCGCGCGAAACATTTGCAAAACAGAGTGGCCGGATCAATCAGGCAGAAGTTGGTCAATTTCTTGAAGGCAAGTTGACCTCGGCGTTAGACACCGAAACTGGCCCGCAGCGCGCAAACGTGTTTGGCGCAGCAGTCAAAGAAGCACCAGCGACGATCAAAAGTGCGACATCCGGCGCTAACCGTTTTCAGCAACTTACTGATTTGATGAAACCGCATCAGGTCAAAATTATTGAAGACATTCGTAAGGATTTGGCCCGCGAAGCAGAGACTAAGTTGCAAGCCAATAAAGCCGGTACATCTGAGCCGCGCATTAAGCAGCTTGCGTCTAATGTTGCGCTGCCGTCGCCCAACCTTCTTAGCCGTGTCGTAACAGTGGCAAACGAAATTCGTAAGCGTTTGTCTGGCGCTATCGACCGCAAGTTGGCTATTGAAATTGCTACTGAAATGTTGGACCCGAAAGCCGCCGCGTCTGCGCTAGAGCAAGCTATGGTCCGTGATTTTATGGCTAAGACCACAGGCCGGATTGCGGGTAAAGCCGCAGGAGGCGCGGGTAAAGTGCTGAAATCTACGCCAGCTAAGATCGGCGCGCAGACGCAGAACATTATGACGCAAGCGGAAAATCAAAACGCTATGAACAAGCAATACAACGGAAGTTGGGGCTGGGACCCCAGCACGCAATCCGCCGTTTGGGAACCATTTTAAGGACGTAATGACGTGACAACTATCGACCAGACCGAAGCCCGTTTGAACACTCATGAAGAGGTTTGTGCGTTGCGATATGACGGCATCTGCGCTCGTCTAAAGCGTTTAGAAAACGTCGGGCTAGCCGTAGCTGGCGCGATCATTATGATGCTGCTTAGTATTCTGGTGAAGATGAACTAATGGCTACGCTTGGCCCCATCACCGCGCTGACGGTGCATTGCGCTGCCACGCCCGAAGGGCGTCACGTCAGCTACCAACAGATCACCGATTGGGACAAGGCTAAGTTTGGTCAGACCAGCTACCATTGGGTCATTGAACTGGATGGGTCCACGCACCGGACGCTGCGAGATGACCAGAAGGGCGCGCACGTCGGGGGCCATAACACAGGCAATATCGGCATCTGCTACATCGGCGGCGTCGATAAGAAGGGCAACCCCAAGGATACGCGGACGCCCATGCAAAAGAAGTCGCTCCTAACGCTCATTCGGACGTATAAGGACCGCTATCCGGGTCTGCTCATTCGCGGCCACCGCGATTGGCCCGGTGTCAATAAGGCTTGCCCTTCATTTTCGGTCTGGGATTGGCTAAACGAAACAGGAGACTAAACATGAAATTTCTCGAAGGTAAGAAGACCTACATCG